GGATATTGCTAGGTCTGTGAGTATGTCTCGCTACATCAATCGTGCTGACGAGGCCCTCGCCTCACACGATCGTGCCCAGCTCAAACCTCGGTTTGATGCACGTGAGTGGTTCGATGAGATGCGGCGCATTGCGCCGACAGTCCCATGGTACGTCGTTTACAAACCGCGGTCGTACTTCTACCCAACCCGCACAGACGTACCCGAGCCACAAGCTGTGCTCACTGCAAGCACTGTCTGCGAGGGTGAGTGGCGCACCTTCATCATGGACACACAAAGCGGACGTCCAGTGATGATTGAGGTCAATCACATTCTTGACCATCAGCCCACCATTCTTGCGGCGGCGCTCATACATGACAGAGCTGAGAAATCCAAGACCATTTCTGAACTGCGCCTGGATAACGAATTGTTGCGTGGACAAATAGCATTTATGAGGCAGGAGTATGCCACAACTACACCCCGGTTCACGATGAGCTGGGCAACGCTATTCGCACTCGTTTTCCTTGGCTTTTCTCTTTTTTGGCACTCTGCGCATGGCCTTACCACAACATCAACAACTGATTCAGTCAACCCCATGGAGATGCTAAAGCTGAACATTTGGCTTGAAGATTTCATCTCAGCTGCCAAAAGGACAATTCACACCCACCACTGCACCGTAGTGAACGCTGTGAAGGCCTCGCCATCCTGGATTTTGGCCACGGCAGTCATGCCGTACCTTTGGCAGGTTGTCGCCCTGGTTCTGGGGGTCGTCTCTGTATACAGAGCGGAGCGACGGGTGATCTCAATACTCTTCCTTGCAGCCGCAACCATCAGCGGGGCGGACTGGGTTTTCCTTGCGAGCGCGTCCCTGCAAACCGTGCCCAGTGCTTTAATTCAGGTTGCGTGCGTGATAATATCGCATTTTGACCCCATCGGGGCCATTTGCGTGTCTGCGCTCGCCATGTTTGGGACTTTCCTAGCTAGCATGTGTGCCACAAACACAACCTTTGTGCAACACTCTCGGGCTGCCTCTGCAAACACAGCGATCCTCGTACTCTCCATTGTGCTGCGGACGCTTGGACTTCCATCAATGCCCATAGCATTGGCGCTTGCCATTGTGCGCGCCTACACAATTTTAACAACTCCTCTTGGTGCAACGATTGAGGTTCGCAGTGAGGATGGCAAAGTGCTCTCCAAGGACCCACTGAAGCCCGGCATCCTTTTCCGCTTTAAGCAGGGCTTGAAGAAGTTTGCCCAGCTGCGGACGTCCATGCCGCCTCTTGTGCGCGTGAACCCCACAGCGGTGGTCAGGATTGAGACCCCTGAAGGTGTCGGGTCTGGCTTCCTATGTGCCAACTACATCGTGACAGCCGGCCACGTTGTTGGCCAAAACAAGGTTGTCTCCATCTGTGTCGGGTCGGCTAAATACCAAGCCCCTGTAGCCAGGCAATTGGATGGTAAAGATGTGGCACTCTTGAAAATACCCCAGCAGATGCAAGGGTACCCCCGGCTGAAAATCGCCCAGAAGGTGGACCCCGAGTGGATCTGTGTCTACTCACCTGATGACGACGGAGCAATTGTGCAATCAGTTGTCCCCGGCCACCAGGTTGATGAGTGCCTTGATTATGCTGTCCCCACCCGCAACGGTATGTCAGGCTGTCCAGTTGTCAACCCTGACGGGCGAGTGATGGGGGTCCACCTCACTAACACCGGGTTTACGGGCGGGGCCCAAATTATCACCCAGGCCGATGTTATTGACCCTCCTAAAGTGAGCACCAATGAAGATAAGCTTAGGCAGGAAATTGATGACTTGAAGAGGCAGCTAGCCAAGTGTTCCCAGTCCAGTAGCCAGAATGAGGTTGTTGAGCTTGTCCGTGCTGCCATGGCACGGGAGATGAAGATCTTAAGGGCCGAGCTCAACAAGGAGATCTACACTCAGGCGAAAGGCAAAACCAAGGGCAAGAAGAGGCTCAGGATGGTTGGTGCAAAGACCAGGCGGCAGCGAGGACCCATGTTTACAGAGGAGGAATACCAGGCTCTTCTGGAAAAAGGGATGACCCCAGAGGAGATCCGGGACATGGTAGAGCGTCTTTACGAGAAAGAAGCTGCCGGCTTCCCAGACTGGGATCCCATGGATGATGGGTATGACCCAGATGAGGATTGGGCTTTTGAGTCAGATCTCAATTTTGGACAACGGCGCGTTGTTGTGAGTTCCTTCAACCAATATCTTGACAGGGACTACGACGCAAAGGCGGTTGAAGATATGCTTCGCTCATTAACGCATGCTGATGTTGAAGCCATAGGGCCATTATACCCAATCACCGCCAAATGCATCGGTACGCCCTTGTGTTCTGCGATCCTCTGCCTTGTGGACCGCTACGCGGTCAGCAGTGGTTTATCGGCACCAACACAGGGTCTGCCTTACACGCAGCGCCGCCTGCCAAAAAACGGGAAGCGGGGCCCCCAACAACGGCCCCAGAAATCCACCAATTAGATTCCTGGGAATCACTCCGCCTCCCACCATCGAGGCGTGTGGTGCCGGACGATTATCCGGTAGTGTGTAATCTGCCCATTAATAGACCCATTTATGAAGACAAACTTGCTGATGATCCGCTTCTTGGCTTACTACCACCGTGTGACCCAGAGCTCGCATTTGCACCCGCCACATGGGGTCCACAGGCCTTCACCAAGTCTTTTGAAAAATTCAGTTACGCAGAGCCATCCCGCTTTTGGGAGTTTTATCCTGATGAGTGTGCTTTCGCAGACCTCCAGTGGCGGAGGCACTACAATTTCCTTGAGGATACGCGTGTGGTACACATCACCGCGACGGAGAAGAATGTAGACTCAACACCAGGATACCCCAAGTGCGAATTGCATGACAGTGAGCGCGACTACATCGAGCGCCACGGATGGGCTCCGTACATACGTGAGTTCAAGAGAGTTGACTCTGGTGAGCGGCCGCGCGTCCTGTGGTATTGCTTCCTAAAGAAAGAACAACTGAAGAAAGAGAAAATCGCGGACGGAGACATCCGCCAGATCATATGCCCCGATGTGATTTACTCTCGCATCGGCGCAGCTCTTGAGCAACACCAAAATAAGCTTATGAAGCAGCACACAGACGACAGCAGTGGCCAGTGTGGCTGGACCCCTTTCTTTGGTGGGTTTGCAAGAAAAATGAGGCGACTCGACAAGAATAAAGTCGTCGAGTTTGACTGGACCAGGTTTGATGGAACGATTCCGCGCACCCTTCTGAAGCACATCAAAAACCTTAGGTGGGAGAAGATCAACGCTGAACATAGGAAGCGTTACCAGCACGTACATGATTGGTACGTGCAGAATCTACTCCACCGCTACGTGCTCATGCCAACTGGAGAAGTCACTATTCAAAAGCGCGGTAACCCCTCAGGCCAAATTTCCACCACTATGGACAACAACATGGTCAACTATTGGCTCCAAGCTTTTGAGTTTGCCTACCTCAACAAGGGCAAGGACATACATGCCCTCTGGGACGACTATGACACCATAGTGTACGGGGACGACAGACTTACATCCACCCCATGCATCCCAGACAACTATGTTGAGCGTGTTGTAACCATGTACAAGGAGGTGTTTGGCATGTGGGTTAAGCCTGAGAAGGTTAAAGTCACAGACACAGTTGTTGGAGCCTCATTTTGTGGCTTCACCGTGGGGCCAGACTATCAACCAATACCAGCCAATCCCGAGAAGCTCTGGGCCAGCCTAGTCACACCCTGTCAAAAGTTACCAGATGAATTTGCCCTCTATGGGAAGCTCCTTAGGTTTAAGATCCTGATGCATAACAGCGGGGACCATCCTTTCAAGGAATATGTGGAAAAGTGCCTCGCAGCGCTGGAGCATGGCCGCTCCTTGCCTAAAATAACCAATGAGCAGCTGGATCGTCTTTGGAGGGGAGGACCAAAGACAGTTCCTAATGGCTAGTCGTTCTCAGAACAGGCGTGCCGCGCGCACTACAACCAACATTGTGGTGCGCAATGGACCAGCTGCCACCCAAGGTGGAGGCGGCCAGTCAAGACAGCAACAACAGCAGCGTCGTCGACGGCGCAGAACAAGACCACAGGCCCAGATCGTGCGGGTGCTTCCCAACAAAACTCAGGGTCGCAGGCGGGGGGCTAGGCTTCCACGGTTCAATAACCGTGTGGTGGTCCAGAAGATTGTCACAACTCTCGGTACGGTCGGCTCCAATGGCTCAGGCTCAGTAGAAACGGAGATGGCTGTGCTCCTTAACCCTAGCACCATGAAAGAGGCAACGGGCAGCAACAGCTATGGGCCCCTACAAGTTTACGCTTCCACATACACGCTATTTTCCATGAGGTCACTGCGGTTGCACCTAAAACCTTTGGTGGGTTCATCGGCAGTTTCGGGCACAGCAGTCCGAATGTCATGGAATCCAACAAGCAGCCCAACTCAAACCTCGTGGTCCGCCCTTGGGGCTCGGAAGCACAGTGATGCCACACCTGGGAAGGATGGCCGCTTTACACTCACGGCCCGTGACTTGCGTGGTCCAAAAGATGGTTGGTATAAGACCAACACCAAAGGCGACCCAATGCTCTCGTTTGCCGGCTCGCTAGAAATCCACACACTTGGTGAAACACGCAGCACCTACCAGAATGGGCGCTTCGAAGGCGGGCTATTCCTTGCTGAGCTTGAGACAGTCTGGGCCTTCAAAGATTATAGCCAACAACCTGGCCTCATGAACCTCATCAAAGGGGAGAGCACAGGAGATGCCACAATCACTACTGACAACACTGGGAAGCTTATCCTTACAACACCTGGCACCAGTGCCTTGGCGCGGGCAGCGTCAACCACGACAGCAAGTGAAATCATATGGATGGTTACGGACGCTATAATACAAGCAGGTGCGTCCGCGTTCCCCCAGCCCTTCGGGTGGCTAATCAGGGGTGGCTGGTGGTTTCTCAAACGGGTCGCTGGTGCCCCAGTGCGCGCCGGGAGCGAACAGTTTGAGATCTATGCATCCATAAATGACGCCCGAGCCTCCGTTCCTTGCATCGCAAACACCGCGAATGCGCAACCAATAAATATTGGTCAGCTCCACTTCCAGCAAGTCACACCAGGCAACACCGGCATTTCCACAGACATTCCCCAGGTTCGTGACTTGGGAGACCCTTTCTACGCGATGGACCAAGTGTTCACACCAACCAGCTCCCGTCGCTTAAAGTTCAACACCAGAGACCAGTATGTCCCAGGGTTTGATGTATGGTATCATATACAGGATGGGACGCAGAACCCCCAAACTGGTGTCGCTTTTGTGGCAGATGGTGTGATCAGGGCCTCCTTCAACATCATTGAGGTGTTTTTCGACACACCACCCAGTGTCGATCTCTTCCGCCATAAAATACCCATCTACATCAGGGTCAATGGTAATGGCAACGGGGTGCTCTCTGGTGTGGCAGTTGCCCACACAACATCAACACTTCAGAACAACACGACGTGGAGAGTGGACACATTTTTAGTGCATGCAACAAGGTCTGAAGGGGCCAGCTTTACCCAGAATTGGAAGGGGTCTCAGATGAAATATCCTGTGGATGACACGTATAATGCACAGTTCATCACGCCTACCAACTCGGCGTCAGGCTTTGTCAGGGCCCAGTTTGAGCAAGGCGGGTGGTATGCAGTGCAGTACACCTGCTACTCAACTTCAGCATACCCCATAGCCCGCCACTTCGTCTGCGGTGGTGAAGTGGTTGGCGTGGAGCCAGCGCAGCCCATTCATTCGGGCACCCAGACCTTCCCCGTCATGGGCTTTGATGGGGACTCTTCAGTTGTTCCAGTGTATGGTGCGGGCTTTGCCTTCAAGCCATTCCGCGATGGTGAGATCAACGTCGCTAATGGCCCAGTCCCCCAGACAGCCTACACCACATTGCCTGCAGGGGAAGCCGAGGGCTATGATGATGACCCTGCTGATGAGGATGATGATTTCGCTGACCCAGAAGATGAGGACGACGGTCTGACCGACCGCGACCTGGAATTGCATCCCTCTGATGGTTATGATGTGCCACCGCTTTCCCGCTGCGTGGTGCATCTTGATGTTCGAGATGTCTATGAGTCTCTTCTCAAGACACATCCAGAGCGGGACGCCCGCTTGGCAGTGAATCAGCTGAAACCAAGCGATGAGTACAGCAAGTTCACCAGGCTGTACCACGACGCATTAGTTGATGGCCTATCACCTAGGAGCGCCAGGGCTTACGCCATGGGGCTCTAGGATGGCACATGCGTCGTGTTCTTTTTTCTTTCCTAATCATTTTTCAGTTTCATTTGTGATTTGGTAAGCATAGGTGAAGGGG